CCCGACCCGGCGTAGAGGGTGCCCGCGTTGACGGCGTTATAAGCGGCGGCCCCCGTCCCGCCACCACGGCCGCCGAGCCCACCCTGCCCCCCACCGGAGTACCCGCCCCCGCCTTTGCCCCCGTGTCCGCCGCCCCCGCCCCCGCTGCCCGCGCCGTTGGTGTTGTCGTAGGTGCTGCCGCCCTGGCCGCCGGATGTCCCGCCCCCGGTGCCGCCGCGGACGCCCAAGGACGAGTTACCGGGCGCCCCGGCGCCCCCGGCGTAGCCCAGTCCGCTGCCGGAGAAGTCCCCCGCGATGGTGCAGTCCTGCTGGACGTAGATGTGGGTGACCCCGGCGAAGGTGGCCCCGGTGTTGATGGTGAGGTTGCGGTACTGGTAGGTGCCGTTGAAGTTCGACCCGGCCCCGGCGACGGCGTCCCCGCCCGACCCGTTCCCGCCGTCGATGGAGGTGCCCAGGGCGTTCCCGCCCGTGCCCCCGTTCGACCCGCCCTGGCCCGCATTGATGTCGTTCTGCGCCCACCCCGAGAGGTTGTCGTAGCCGGTCCCGCCCGTGCCCCCGGCGGCCGCCGCCGAGGCCGCCCCGGCGACCCCGTTGCCGTTGTGGCCCGCCCCGCCCCCGCCCCCACCGCCACCCGGGCCGGAGGGCGTCGCGCCCGTCCCGCCGCCCCACGGGGGGCCGTAGACGCTGGCCTGGTTCGCGGCAACCAGCGCCCCCGCCTGGATGTCGATGTAGCCGGTGGCCTTGATCCAGCACGGCGTGGCGGTGTTCACCGTCTGCCCCGCCCGGACCGTGAAGGTGGTGAAGTTGTAGACGGAGAGGCCCATCCCGCCCCCGCCGTCCCAGGCCCCGTCCCCCCCGGTGCCGTAGTCCAGGGTGTTATCTTTCCCCGGACCGCCCGCCCCGCCCGCGGCGCCCCTACAGGCGGTGGTCGGGCGGTCGTTCAGCCCCAAGGACGAGAGCGCGTCGCGCGTCCCGCCCCCGCCACCCCCGGTGCCCCCGGTCCCGGCGGCGCCGCCCACCCCGGACGTGCCGTGGCCCCCGCCACCCCCGCCCCCGCCCCCGTTCTTGTTGGCCGGGCTCCCGCCCGCGCCGCCCTCCGTGCCCGTCGTCCCGGGCGTCGGCTGGGCGAAGGCGATGGCCGCCCCGGCGGCGACGTAGACCGTCTCGGCGGCGATCACGGCGTCGCTGGCGAAGGTGAGCGTCCCCGCGTTCACCCGGAGGGCGCGGTAGTTCTTGTCCCCGGAGAGGGTCGTGTCGGTCGCGACGGTGAGGTCGCCGTCCAGCCCGCTGGACGGGGTGAGCCCGGCGGGGTAGGGCATCAGCCGTACACCACGGACACGTCGATGGCCGAGGCGGTGCCGGTGTACTTCGCCCCGGCGGCCGCCTCGGTGGCGTCGTTGCGCTGGAGGGCCAGGTGGACGACGTCCCCCGGCTGGGGGAGGCCGGTCGTCCAGGCGACGGCGGTGCGGCTGTGGAGCCACGCCCCGCCGGGCGCGTCGGCGGTGGCCGTCGCCACCTGGGCCCACGCCTGGGTCAGGTCGCCGCCCACCGGGGTGACCCGGGCCAGGAGCGTCCAGTTCACCTTGCCCGTCCCCGCCGGGCACGTCCAGGTCACCTGGGCCGTGATCGGGACCCCCTGCCCGCAGGTGAAGGGGGCGACGCTCATCAGGCTGCACAGGTCGTTCCCCGCCGGGCGGAAGCCCAGCGTCCACACCGAGGACGACCCGAGGGCGATCTCCTGGAGTTGGGCCTGCCCCGCCCCCTGGGTCGTGCGCCACGACAGGGGGGCGGCCAGCATGGACGGCGGCCCCAGCCCCGTGGGAGCCCCCGACCCGGAGCGCAGGTACAGCTTGTCCCCGGGGCCGAGGTACAACGCGCCCAGACCCAGCCCCGGGGCGGCCGGGGCGGCGCCCTGGAGGGCCAGCATCAGGGGCTGGTTGAGCCGCTTCACCCCGTTGACCGTCTGGTCGGCGGTGGTATTGACCGCGCTGTAGATCGCGGCGGCGGTGGCCGCCCACCAGCGGAAGTCGTCGCCCGATACCTGGATGTCGCCCGGCGTCTGGGGCGCCGTCGCCGTCCCGATGCGGTTGATCGGCAGGCCCCGCCCGGTGCCGTGGGCGTGGTCCTCCACCGCCCGGGCGAGGCGCCAGATGTCCCGGGGGTCGAGGTCGTCCTCGGTGTCGTTGGCGAGGGCGAAGGGCTCGCCCCCCGCGCCATAGTTCACCGACAATTCCTTCGTCGGCCCGGGGTAGACGGGGAGCGAGCCCATCCCTTCCTCCTCTTTTAGAAGCTGGTCAGGTCGCCGTACTTGTGGTTCAGGAGGTCGCCGTACTTCTTGCCGAAGAGGCGCTGGTACGTCCCGTACGTGCCCCCGGTGCTGTCCTCGGCCACCTGAATCTTGATCCCCGAGGCCCAGCGTTCCTGGCGTTCATACCATCCGATCGCCTCGCCGTAGCCGATGATGCTGACCAGCTTGACGTCCTCGTCGGGCAGGATCAGCCTGACCATCCGCCCGGTGTCCGCGATCTCCCGGACGTGGTCGCGCAGGCGCTTGGCCCCCCGGCGCAGCGGCGTCCCGTCCCGGCAGATCAGCCCGTCCTCGGCCAGGACGATGAAGGAGTAGACCTGGACGAGGTCGGTCACCAGGCGCCAGCGCAGGGAGAAGGTGGTGACCAGCGGCGACTCCAGGTCGGTGGCGTTGTGCAACTCGATCCGAAAGGCGGCGTAGTAGCACTGGGTGGCGTCGGGGAACATCGCCCGCTCGCTGGGGGCGGTGTCGAAGTTGGAGCCCAGCCCGATCCAGGGCATCCCGAAGCTGGAGTCGGGGGTGACCGGGTCGAGGCGGTAGCTGACCGTGGCGTAGTTCTGGCCGTCGAGGTGCTCCCCGGCGACGGCGGCGTAGCGTAGGGGCTTGATCGAGGAGGGGAACCCGCCGTGCCAGTTGGGGAAGACGACCCAGGAGTCCTCGGTCGACCAGCGGTACTGGGCGCAGGCCGCCGGGTCGGGGACGCAGGGCAGGACGAACCAGCCCCAGGAGCCGTCCCGGTAGCCGATGTACATCCGGTGGTGCCCGTCCGGCGCCCGGTAGGACGACTGGAAGAGCGACGTGATCCGGTTGCTCCCCACCGGGTAGCTGATCGAGCCGTGCCACGCCTCGATCCACTTCGGCTGGCCGTTGTCGTCGGGCTTGGTCGCGCCCCACTTCATCAGGAAGGCGGCGTCGGCGTCGGCGTCCCACATCCCGGCGTAGCCGTGGAAGTTGGCGTGCCCGGCGAAGGCGGTGATCCGCCCCCGGACGGGGCCGCTGACGGTGCCCACCCGGTTCGGCCCCACCTCCTCGATGCCGAAGTCGGTGTCGATCCGGTAGAACGCCTCCCCGTAGCGCACCAGGACGTCGTTCATGAAGGCGCCCCAGTTCGCCCCGTCCCCCGCCTGGGGGCCGAACTGGAGGAAGGGGAAGTAGTGGATGTTCTCCCCGGCGGCGTCCACCGAGTAGACCCCGTCCTGCTTGAAGACGATCAGCACCCCCTTGGCGTTGGGCGTCAGCGCCGTGACCGAGGCGGTGCGGTCCCCGATCAGGTACTGGTTCTCCGCCCGCCAGTTGGTCGCGTTCCAGGGGTCGGTGTCCGTGTCCACGCTGCTGATCTGGTTGCGCCCGTTGGCCCGGTAGAGGTCGCGCCCGATGACGCAGAAGGCCCGCGCGGTCAGGCTGGCGTGCTGGACGAGGGTCGTGCCGTCGAACCGCCACATCGGGACGTCGCGGTAGTTGCCCCCCTGGTCTGGTGGCGGGGCCGCCAGCGGCACCGGTAGCTGCTCCGGGGCCTCCCCGGCCACCGGGACGACCTCCGTGCCGGGGTAGAGGCCGCTGGTGTCCAGGACGGCGATGTAGGCGTAGGGCGGCACGGTGTCGGCGTAGAAGTTGCTGCTGAAGACGGCCACGTCCACCGCCCAGCGGTTGGCCCCGAAGTCCCCGACCTGGGTGACCCCGGTGTCGTCGTCCACCCGGTAGAGGTAGCGCCCGTTGAGGTAGTACAGCTTCCCGGAGAGGTCGAAGAACTTGGTGACCCCCACCACCGCGTCCCGCGTGGCCGGGGTGTTGCGGGTGATCCTCGGCCCCTTCATGGCGAGCCGGGAGGCGACGGAGCAGTCGGCGTTGATCGCCCAGCGGTAGCGTTGCTCGCTCCGGGTGGGGTCCTCGTCCTCCACGGACAGGCCCATCCCCAGGTGGAAGGTGCGCCAGGACTGGGTCCGCCCGAAGACCGGGTTGGTGGCGTTCTCCCCAAAATCAGTAGGGGCTACTTGCGCTTGATCCTCGGGTTTCTGCGCTTGTACTGACGGGGCGCCCTTCTTCGACGTGGCTCCCAGGATGAGGCCGACCTCATCGAGCACCGCATGAAACGGGTATGGCCTGACCCTCGCCAGTCCCCGCTTGAACACGAGCAAGGAGTGCGCGTGCGCTGGGACCAGCGCCGTCGCCATCTGTTACGCTCCGCCCACAACGAAATGCCCCCGCACTGCTGTAACAGCCGGGGGCACGGCACAGGAGGGCAAGCTCCCATGCGTCACCAGCATACCTGCAAAGAAACCGTGCTCCGTGTCTTTGAGCGGTGTCTTCCCGAGGGAGACTGCTTGCTCTGGCAGGGCGCCCACACTCCCTATGGACACGGCCTCATCGGTACTCATCGTCGCCTCAGCTATACCCACCACGTAGTGGCCGTCTATTGTTGGGGGCCGAAAGAGGGCTGGGACGCACCACAGATCAACCACACCTGCGACCGACCAGCGTGTTGCAATCCGGCGCACCTGTACATCGGGACCCAGCAACACAACATCGCTGACACATCGCTCCGCGGTCGTCATCCTACTAAGCTGACTCCCGCGGCGGTACTCGAAGCCCGCGCACTGCATCGCTCCGGTTGGTCCATCTTGGCGTTAGCCCGTCGCTACGGTGTGAGCCCTACTCCCATGCACAATGCGGTGGTCGGAAAGACCTGGAGCCATCTCAGTAAGCCGCCGCCATCCACCCAGACTTGATCGGGGCAAGCAACGTATATTCAGGTAACTGAAAATACTGTTGAGTAAGCGTAGTGACGACGTTCGCCCACTTCTGTTGATTTGCTTCCGATTCCGATCTGTTACCTGCTGCAACAACATCTCCAAATTCGTTCCAAAAATCGCACATCGCCATGGCCGCCACCCAGTCGGGGGCGGCGATGGACTGGTGGCCCTCAGCCGAGAGCCCGCTCTGCTCCCCGAAGGTGCCCGCCTCCGAGGCCCGGCAGTAGTCATAGCAGCGCCGGATGCAGCGCACGACCAGCACCTGGTCGGCGTTGTACCAGGGGTAGTTCTGCCAGCGGAGGAACATCTGCCGCCCCTGCTGCTCCACGAACCCCCGGAAGGTGGGCTGGCTCATGTCGATCTCGGCCGGGTTGTCCACCGTCGTCCGGTCGACGAAGCACGCCGCCCGCACCCAGCGCCGGTCGAGCAGCCACGGGGCGTAGGGGGTCAGGTCGACCGTCCGCTTCCCGTCGGTCGGGATGCCCAGGACCAGGTGGTCGACCAGCATACACCGCTTGAGGGCCTCGTTGATGAAGTCGAGCATCTGCGCCCAGGGCTCGATCACCCCGTGCAACTCGTACCGCTCGTCGGTCACCGGCACCGTCGCCCACGGGCTGTCCGGCCGGAGCGTCCCAGTCCCCGGGTCGTAGCCCCGCTCCTGGACGACCCGCACCCGGTCGCGGGCGTCCGTCGCCTCCGGCCGGAGCAGCCACTTCCCGGTGTAGAGGTCGGACTGGTCGAGCGAGGAGCGGACGGGGTACTTGGCGTCCTGGAGGTAGGTCGTGGACGCGGCGTTCACCGTCGAGGCGACGAAGTTGCCAGTCTCTTCACTGATGCGGCGTCGATATTGCCCGAGGGTAACCCCCGCTCCTCCGAGTGCGGGATCGGGAGGCGCAATAGCAATGGGGCTCAGGACGATGGGGATGGCGTCACCTCCCTTGCCGGATCACCGGGGCGGCCGCCCCGTTGTCTAGCTGGCTGGACGACCCGGGCGCCGGGCCGGGGACGATCTGGGCCTCCCCGCAGGACAGATGCCAGTTGCCCTCCACGATCCAGCGGGGGTACTTGAGCCCGGCCACCAGTCCCCGGAAGAAGGCGTTGCCCTCCTGGGAGCGGATCGCCGCCATCAGCAGTTGGCCCACGGCCTCCCCGTCCAGGACGATGGGTTCGGCGTCTACCCCGCTCGATGGCTGCTGACTCATGCTTGTACTCCCAGGTGACTCTCTAGGGCCGCCACGCGACGGAGCAGTTCTTGGAGAGCACAGAGGACAACCGTCGCCGTATTTTGTGCATTGACCGACTGGTCGTCCATCACCAGCAGGGGGTCGGTCGTGGCCGCGTCGTACCCGGCGTGTTCGAAGGCCGCCGCCGGGTTCGCCAGCGGCTCGACCACTTCGGCACCTTCGACCGGTTCCGGTGGCGGAGGCTGCTTGTAGTTGAACAGGATCACGTCCGTGGTGCGGACGGCTTCCAGCGCCAGGGCAGGATCGAGGGAACGGACGTTCTCCTTCATGTCCAGGGAGGAGGTCTGGATGGTGCCGTTGACGGCGTAGACGGCGACCCAGCGGTTGCTCGGCCCACCACAGATACCGTTGTTGTCGGGGTACGGGGTGATGCTGCCGCCGGGGAACAGGCTCCCCGTCCACACCGGATCGGTCGTGCTGATCGCACGCTGCCCCGCGTCCGGGGTCAGGGTGAGGGTGCCGGTGGTGCCGTTGACCAGCATCCGGGTGCCCTTAGCGAAGTCGTACAGGAACCAATCCTTCGCCGCGGCGGAACCAGGGATGCCCATGATCCAACGGCCTGCGCTGGTGTCGTCCCGAATGAGGATGCTTCCTCCCTGTCCGGAGGCCGCCGAGGCCACGCCGATGTTCAGGCGGGTGCCCTGCATGTTGATGTCGCCAGTGGTGATCAGGCTGTACTGCCCCGCGTCCGGGGTCAGGGTGAGGGTGCCGGTCTGGGCGAGGGTCAGCCGGGTGGTGAAGGTCTGCACCGCCCCGGCCGCGACGGAGGGGGCGTTCAGGTACTGGAGGATGTTGCCGTTGAAGGAGAGGTAGCCGCCCCCCCCGGCGACGAGGCTGCGGAAGTTCGTCCCGTCGTAGTAGGTGTTGTCGGCGTGCCCCGCACCTTGGGCCGCCGCCGCGCCCCACAGGGACGCGGTCTGTCCCAAGGCGAGCGACCGGAAGCCGCTGGCCCACGCCGCCGGGTTGACCCCCACCCCCAGGTTCGTGTCCACCCGCAGGGCGCCCACCCCGGTGCGCTGGAGGGTCACGTCCCAGGAGGCGGCGTTCCCGGGGCCGAACTGGAGGTAGTCCTCCCCCAGGTCGGCCCGGGAGTAGGCGTCGGCCGTGCGCTTGACGGTCAGCTTGGGACTGGCCTTCGACACGACGAGGTCGCCCGTGAGGGTGCCCCCGGTCAGGGGGAGGTAGCTGCCCGCCGCGCCCCCGGAGGCCACCCACGCCGACCCGTTCCACCAGTACAGCGTGTTGTCCGTAGTGTTGTAGTACTGCTGCCCGGCGACGGGCGAGCCCGGGGCGGCCGCCAGTTGGTGGTGCCGCAGGTTGCGGGCCTCGTACTTCTGGAAGTCGAGGGCGTTCCCGAGCGTCGGCATCAGCCCACCACCGTCACGCGCTTGCTGTTGGCGGACACCGACGCCCCGTAGGTGACCGTCACCTGGCCGGTGGCGGCCACCACCACGTCGGGCCACTCGACGGCCCCGCTGGCCTCGTCCTGCACCTGGACGAGGAGCCCCCGGGAGGCCCGCAGCCCGTGCGTGGCCTGGGTGATGGTGATCGTCGCCCCCGCCCCGTGGGTCGCGCTGGAGTAGTAGCCCGACTTGGCCGTCGCCAGCATCGCGTCGGTCACGCCGCCCGTGGTGATGCCCACGGTGTCGGCCGCGACCGTGATGCCAGCGCCCGCCCCCACGTCGAGGGTGTTCGCGGTCTTGGTCAGCCCGGCCCCGGCCCCGATCTGCCCGGCGGCCGAGAACTGCACCCAGAGGACGGGGCTCGACCCGAGCGTGTCGGTCGTGTTGAACGTGCAGAGCCAGCCGGTGTCGGCGTTGACCGTGCCCTCCTCCACGAACACGAAGGCGCTGGGGAACTCGGCCGCGGCGTCCATGTCGGTCGCCCGCGTCCAGGCGCCCGAGGCGGCGACGAAGATGCCGTTCTGGGTCTGGGTGGTCTGGTCCTTGACCAGCACCCGGTTCCCGTTGAGGAGGGTGACGCCGTCGATGGTGAGGAGGCCACTCTGGACCGTGTTCGCGGTGGTCGCGCACCTGACCGACTGCTTCGCGTCGAGGCCCTGGGTGGTGTTATCGACGTACTGCTTGTTGGCCCCGTCGGTGGCGGCCGTGGGATCGAGGAGGTTGGTGATCTTCTGGCTGTTCAGGCTCACCGAGCCGGTCGGGGCGGCGATGGTGTCGAGTCGGGTGTTCCCGGCCATCGCCTGCTGCGCCCCGGTGCCGAGGGTCCGCATCGAGGCCGTCCCGACCGCCCCGTCCTTGTTGGCCGCCGCCACGTCCACGTCGGTGACGACCCCGGCGGCGATCTGGGGGCTGGGGTAGGTGCCGGACAGGTCGCCGCTCGCCGTCCCGGTGGGCGTGCGGGCGTCGGTGAAGCGGATGTCGTTCCCGGCGGCGGCCTGGGTCGCCCCGGTGCCCAGCGTGCGGAGGGAGGCCGTGCCCGCCCCGCCGTCCTTGTTGGCCGCGGCCACGTCGGCGTCCGTGATCACCCCGGCGGCGATCTGCGGGCTGGTCGCCGTCCCTGCCAGGTCGCCCGCCAGTTGGATCGTGCCCAGCGCCCCGGTGGTGGCCGGGGGCACCGACGCCGCCCCGCCCCGGGCCGACACCCACTGCGACCCGTCCCACCAGTAGAGGGTGTTGTCCGCCGTGTTGTAGTACAACTGCCCCGTCAGCGGGGAGGAGGGCGCCGCGCCCAACTGGTGGATGCGGGGGTTCCGCGCCTCGTACTTGGCGAAGTCGAGCGGGGCTCCGAGGACCGGCATCCCTCCCCCTCCTCTCCCTGTCCCTGGCTAGTTGCAGAACACCAGGCCGCTCGTCGCGGAGCCGAAGGTGAGCGTGACCTGGGAGGTGTTGTCGTAGTGGACGTCGGGGATGATGGCGGACCCCCCGCTGTCCACCACGCTGATCGCGGGGTACTTGCCCAGGTTGTGCGCCACCGTCCAGACCACCGCCGCCGACCCCTGGGTGTGGACGTAGGCGGCGTCCGACCCGCCCCCGCCCCCGGTCTGGTTGACCCAGCCCGTGGCGTAGTCGGAGGCGCTGCTCTTGGCGAGCACCTGCCCGGTCGCGCCGCCGGTCGGGACGCCCGGGCCGACCAGGCTGTTGACCTGGACGGGCCACACGACGCCGGTCAGCGCCTGGAAGATCGGCGTGATGCAGAAGGTGTAGTTCGCCAGCACGGTCGTCGGGACGACGTTGACGCCGTAGGCGCTGGTGTACCACGTCTGCCACGCCCCGCCCGCCCCGGCGAGGAGGTCGCCGGTCACCAGGGACGAGAGCGGCGTCACGCTGTCGAACTGGCGGTTGTTGCCCCCGTTGCCGGTGACGGTCGGCGGCGACATCGAGACGAGGTAGTCCGTGGTCGCGACGACCGCCAGCGGCGCGCTGAAGAGAAAGTCCTTCCAGCCCGCGCCGGTCGAGATCGAGGCCGTGACCTGGGCCAGCTTGGTCGACCCGGCGTTGTCCCAGACGGTGGCGATGTAGCCGTTCAGGTCGGCCCCGGTCAGCCCCCCGGGGATACGAACGCTGAGGCCCGTGATCCGCCCGTTCGTGGCGAAGCGGTACCGCTGCCCGGCCGTGTAGCCCCCCACGTAGTTGCCCGAGGGCGCGATGGCGCGACACGCCTGATCGAGCCCGTAGCCACCCGACGACTTCGGCCCGTAGAACCGGTCGGCCACCTCGTCCAGGTAGAAGTCCCCGTCTCTGCCGATGGCGTTGTCCGGCGCCCCGCTCCCGGAGAGGATCGTCGCGCCCGGCGCCCCCGCGGCCCCCTGCGCGCCGGTCGCCCCTTGTGCCCCCTGCGCGCCGGTCGCCCCCGCAGGCCCCGTAGCCCCGGTCGCCCCCGCAGGCCCTTGCGGTCCCTGCTCGCCCTGGAGCGCCAGGTCTTGCCAACCGCTGCTCGTCCGCACGCGGACCGGGTGCGTCATACCAGCCACTTGCTCCGGAGGTAGCCCTCGACCGTCTGCCGGTCGGCGTCGGGGAGTTCGCGGTTGTACATCACCAACTCCGCGACCTCGCAGTCCATCGTCTCCGAGAGGCCGGTCGCGTCGTAGCCCGACAGCGCGTACTCGCTCCCGATGCTGCCGCTCCCGCCTGCCGGGCCACCCTTCAGGACCCCGTCCAGAAAGAACCGCGGCACGTAGGTCGTGCCGTCGTGCCTGGCCGTCAACGAGTACAGCTTCCACGTTCCCGGCGACCCCGTCCAGCCGGTGCCGGTACTGATCCAGCCTTCGAGGTAACAGGAGTCCTGGGCACTCGAATGGAAGCCGACGACGACGTTGCCGGAACTCGGATAGATGCTCGAATAGGCACGACCAACGTTCGGCCCCCACAGGCGAGTGATGTAGGCCAGCGTGAAGTTGTAGGGCGACAGCGTGGCGCCCGTGTAGACCCCATGCACGCCGCGCACCCGCCCCTGGTCTTTACTGAAGCGAATAACCCGCTGACCCTTGAGCGCGTTCGCCCGCACGGTCGGGCCGGGGGTGCCGACGATGTTGCCGTGGTGCCCGCCGCCCGACAGGTCGGGCCAGGACGCAAGGGCGGCGCCGTCCGCGAGCGCGAGTTGCGAGGCGTCGAGCCACAGGGTCAGCCCCGCAAGCTGCGTCGGGACGAACGCGGTCGGCCACACCTTCGTCGCGCCGAGGTAGACGGCGCCGACCGCCGTCGTGCCCAGCTTGACCGCCGTCGCGTCTTTGAGGAGTGGCATCAGACGATCAGGTACAGCGTGTTCGGGTCCTTGGCGGGCAGCGCGTCGTAGGCCGCCTGCGTGAGGGCCTGCCACTTCGGCCCGTAGACGGCCGCCTCGTCCGTGTCGATCCACAGCGTCCCGACGTCGGTCACGGCCGGGGCGGTCGGCTGCTCGTAGACCGCGACGGCGCCGGGGGCGCCCGTCGCCCCGGTCGCCCCGGGCGGGCCGGGCGGGCCGGGGGCGCCGTCCTCGCCGGGCGGGCCGGTCGTGCCCCCCAACTCGACCCAGTTCGTCAGGACGGAGGCCGGGTCGTCGGCCAGGAGGTAGCTTCTGCCGGTGTCGGAGCGGACGCAGACGTCCCCGGTCTGCGCCGGGAGGGCCAGCATCTCCGCCTGGGAGGCGGCGGTGTAGGTGTCCGTGATCGCCAGCGGCGGGAGGTACTGGGCGGGGAGCAGGCGCCCCGCGTCCAGGGGCGCGTACCCGTTGGCCTGCCCCTTCTCGGCCGCGCCCTGGTAACGGGCGTTGCCCTCCGGCTGGGTCAGGTAGGCCGGGTGGGGGTCGGTCGCGGCCTCGTGGGCGGCGACCGCCCCGGCCACCTCCGCATCGGACGCCTGGGAGGCGGGGTCGGGCTCGATGTCGATCAGGTCGATGGCGGTCGACTTGCCCGGCGCCGTGACCACCATCCGGAGACGCACCGGCTCGTCGCCCCAGACCTCGATCTCCCCCGTGGACCCGGTGACGTAGGGCATCACCACCGGGTCGGCGTCGTCCCGCCCGGCGTACAGGAGTCCGGGGTAGGGCGCGCCGTCGTCGGGGAGGTAGAAGCGGACGGAGGCCCCGGCGAGGATGACCGCCCGCCCGTAGTCGTTGACGACCACGGTGTCGCGGTACAAGTTGCCGTGCCGCGCCATCCCGTCCCCTCCCCGCCGTGGGTGTCCAGCTAGCTAGACGTCAGTCGGGCCGCCTCGGTTTCGGCACGTCGTCCGGGTCGGTCATCGGCTTGATCCGGGTGATCCGCCCGCCCTGGAAGAGGTCGGTGTTGTGGCGCCTCCGGCGGCGGCGGACGACCAGGGGGACGTAGGTGTACCCCGGGGTGCCCTCCAACTGGCGCCTGCGGTTCTCCACCTGGGCGGCCACCGGGGCGAGGGCCTCGTAGACCTTCTTGTAGGTGGCCTCCGAGGTGATCCCCAACTCCCACATCGCCTGGAGTTTGGGCAGCCCCAGCCACCAGACCACGTCCACCACGTCCGGGGTGGAGGCGTCTCCCGTCATGGGGTGGTACTCCCCCATCAGGGAGCCGTCCTTGCGGAAAGCCGGGTGCGCCCGGGCGGCCGCCTCCAGGTTGCGCCGCTCGATCTGCTCCCGGAGTTGGGCCATCCGGCGCCGGGCGTACTCGTCCCGGAGGTCCTTGGCGGTAACCGACCGGTAGCGCACCCCGTTGTGGGGCAGCTTCGGCTGGGCCTCCGGCGGCCCATCGCCTGGTACGAGACGTGCAGGCGAGGCGCCGTGCGCCGGGGCGTCCGACGAGGGACGGTCCGCCACAGGGTCGGGGGGCGGGGCGCCCATCGCCTCGCCCACCGCCTCGTTCACGTCCCGCCACGCGGACGGGTTGAGGTCGTCCTTGCCGGTCACGGCTGCGGGGCCGGCTCCGGCGCCGGGGCCTCGGTCCCCGTCCCCGCGGCGCCCGCCTCACCCGGAGCGGGGGCCGGCATCGGGCCGGGGCTGGGCGTGCCGGCCAGGGGGCCGTTGGCGGCCAGGGCGTCGTAGCCCTCCAGGACGTCGCCCTGCACGATGGCGAACGGCGTCTCCTCGGGCTTGTACTCGCCCATCGCGTGGGCGGCCTCCTCGGCCACCGCCTCCGCCTGGGTCCAGGTGCCGGTCATCTTGCGGAGGGCGACCTCGGCCGCCTGCTTGACGATCTCGTTGTCGTCCAACTCGGACGGCTCCCCGTTGGCCGGGAGGAAGCCGAAGATTTGCTCGGCCGCGCTCTGGCCCACGGCGCACGCCTGGAGCGCCGGGCCGACCCCCACCGGGTTGGTGTAGCCCACGAAGGTGAGCCCCTTGCGCTCGTAGCGGGTGCGGTTGGTCGGGTCGGCTTGGAGGGTCACGGTGTCCCCGTCCGCCCGCGTGTAGGTTCCCCAGGTGTCCATCCCCACGTCCTCCTACTCGGGCATCATCTGCCCGGTCGTCGCCATCTCCACCGCCCCCTCGGCGGGCCGGCGGTGCAGCCCCCCGATGCGCTCCTGCTCCCGGGAGCGGGCCATCTTGCGGACGAGTTCGTCGCCCCCGCCGAACTCCAGCCCGGCGTAGGCCGCCCCGTCGTCGGCGTCCTCCTTGGGCGTCCGCTGGCGGGCCTCGATCAGGCGGAAGTTGATCCCCTGGGCGTCCCGCAGCGTGGTCAGCAGCCCCTCCAACTCCTCGGTCGGGGTGATGTCCAGGTCGCCGGTCAACTCCACCGAGGGGTTGCGCCGGGCGATGCTGCGGATGGTGGTGACCAACTGCGCCCGCTTGCGCTGCTCCGCCACCACCGCCCGCCGGATCGGGGGCAGCCCCCGGGCGGGGTCGCCCTTCAAGTAGACCCGCTCCTCTTCCGGCCGGAGCACGACGTAGCCCTTGTCCTCGTAGTAGGCCCGGTTCCCCGGGTCCCCCTGGAGGACGACGATCTCCCCGTCGTCCTTCATGTACAGCAGCATCCGGTGGTTGTAGGCCGGCGCCCGCTGGACGAGCCCCTTGGGCTTGTTCGTCCGGGAGCGCAACTGCTGCAAGAGGGGGTGGTCGACCTCGGCCGAGACGGGCGGCGGGGGGACGTTGGAGTTGACCGTCCGGAACGTCCCGTCCTCCCCCCGCACCAGGGTGAGCACCTCCCCGTTGGGGCCGATGGCCTCGATCTCTCGGGGCACCATCGCGGGCCGCCCGACCGCCCCGACCGCGCCCCCGGTGAACCCGTCCAGCCGGCTGGACTCCTCGACCACCTCGTCCTCCTCGGCGGCCGGGGAGGCGGACGGCTTGGCGTTGGCGTGGGGCCGGGGGTCCTTCGCCAGGAACCGGGGCTTGTACGGCCCGATGGTCCCGTTCTCTTCGGGGGATCGGGTGACCCTAGCCATTACGCTACGCCCTTAAGCCAGACCCCGTGGTCGTCCCGGAGTTCGCCGTGGCCCATGATCTGCTCGCTGGCGATCTTCCACGTGAAATAGTCGATGTCGTAGAAGACGTGCATCTTGGGCTGCCGCTGCATGACCAGCGCGTAGGCGTCCTTGTGCATGACGACGTTGTTGCCCTGGCCGGCGGCGGGCTTGAAGAGGTTGGTGGTCACGTAGGGGGTGAGGTTGTAGATGTCCCGCCCGATCTGCCCCTGGTTGACCTGGACGCCCCCGCCGTTGGTCGTGCTGTCGCCCCGGTAGAGGACGGACACCCACTTCTCCAGCCCCAGCTTGTCGTTCTTCTCCGCCGGGGACATGATCAGCACCCGCCCCTCGTCGGGGACGTTGTTGTCGTCCAGGGCCTGGACGGCGTTCCTGAGGTCGGCGTCCGAGAAGGGCGTGCCGAGGGTGCCGAAGCTGCGGGAGAACCCGGCCACGCCCGTGGACAGCTTGGTGTCCACGTCCTTCGCCAGGGCGTAGGCCACCTTGTCCTCGTAGGCGGAGCGCAGGTTGATGTGGGACTGGACGTTGACGATATCCTCGATGCCGAACGCGGCGTAATCCCAGATGTTCAGCACGAGGGCGACCGGCGTCTCGGCCACCGTCTCGTAGGTGATGGCGGTGTTCTCGGTCTTGGCCCGGGCGCCGAGGTCGCTGATGGTGGCGATGATGACGCTCTTGCCCACCTTGGCGTCCGACTCGTACTCCCGGTTGACGTGCTGGGCGAAGACGAGGTTCGCCTCCTGCTTGACCAGCACGTTCTTCGACCAGATATCCGGCGAGAAGGTGCCCGAGTACCCGGTGCCGCTGGCGTTAGCGATGGTCTGGTCGATGAACTCCGCTACCCCGGTAGCCATGCCCGCTCACTCCCTACCCTAGACGTCAGCCCCCGCGGCCGACGATCTGCATCGCGCGGGGGTCCAGCGCCCGGGTCGGCTTGTAGACCACCCCGGGCTTGAACTGCCCCGTCTTCATGTCGTAGACCTGGAGCCACTCTTCCTTGGACATCGCGTTGATCTGCTCGTCGGTGATCTGGCGCTGCGTGGGGGCCTTGCCCCCGCCGCTGTCCGCGACCGGTTCGGTGCCGTTCATCTCCGCGATCAACCTCGCTCGGAGGGCCGGGGCGATCTTCTCCTCCAGCTTCTTCTGCCGCTCGGGCTGGCCCGCCAGGTGCTCCGCCTGCGCCTCGATCAGCGCCGGCAGCCACCGCTTGAACCCGCCCGCCCAGTCGACGTCGCCGGGGAGTTCCCCCATCTTCTCCGCGGCGGCCCTGACCACCTCCGGCGGGAAGCCGCCCGCGATCTCGTCCACCGCGCCCTGCACCGACCCGTAGGCGTCGGAGGTCGCCCGCTCCCGGTACTGGTCGACGTACCGCTTCTGGTCCTCCTCCAGTGCCCGCCGCGCCCGACGCTCCCCGAGGGCCTGGTAGTCCCCCCGGCGGGCGGCCGCCAACTCGGCCTGCCGCTCCCGGTCGGCCTCCCGCTCCCGGGCCAACTGCTCGGCCCGGGCCTGGGCCAGTCGCTCGGCCCGCTCGTTCGCCAACCGGTCCGCCAACCGCCCGGCGATCCCCATCACCTTGGGGTTCTTCCGGAGGGTTTCGGGGTCGTACCGTTCGAGGAGTTTGTCGAGGTCGGGGAGTTCCTGCTCGGAGGACGCCTCCTGCGCCTGCCCCTCGGGCCGCTCCGGTGCCTTCCCCTCGTCGGGGGTCGGGGCCGGGGCTCCCTGCGGAGCCTCACCTTGCGCCATCGCGTGTCCTGTTCCGCCCGCTCGCTCGGGTGTCGTCCCCCGTACCCCGCGCACCAGGCCGTCCGTCGACGGTGTGGGCGCGGGCCTGCGGCTTCCGAGGCCCGTTCCGCGGGCTAGTGTACTACGACTTTCCGGTACGTCTACTTCTTGCCCTTCTTCAGCCAGGGCGGCAGGTTCTTCTTGGCCTTACTGTCCTTCGTGTCCTCCTCGCTCTTGGCCCCGCTCTTGGGCGGGAACGGCCGCTTGAGTGGCATCACTTGCTCCTCTTCTTCTTGGCTTGGGCCTCCCGCTGGACGCGGTAGGCGATGGCCGCCGCTTGCTTGGGCGGCCTCCCCGCCCTGATCTCAGCCGCGATGTTCTCGCTCCTGGCCTTATCTGAAGAACTCCGCTTTAATGGGCTCATGGGTGGGACAACCTCCCTCGCTTCAAAGGAGCCCTGTGTGACCAACTGTGAAGTCTGCGGCACCCCGTTCCCGACCAAGAGCCAGGGCAGCGGGCGGTTTAAGAGGACGTGCTCCAGGCAGTGCGGCTACCGTCTCCGCCTGCTGGTGAAGACGTGCCCGACGTGCGGCAAGGTCTTCGAGACTAACAAGCTGTCCATGCGCCGGGACTACTGCTCCCTCTCCTGCATCCAACGCAGCCCGTGCTTGCTGTGCGGGAAGATCATCACCGGGCGTAAGACCTTCCAAGGCGGGGAGCGACGCTTTTGTTCCCGTGCCTGCGCCAGCTTCGTCAACGGAACCCTGGCCGCGAAGAAGAAGTACGTCATCCTTGGATTCGCCGCGGCCATCCAGCGCCTTGGCCGGTTGGCGTGCGAGGAGTGCGGCTACGAGATCGTAGAGGCGCTGGTCGTCCACCACCGGAATCACGACCGGGGCGACAACGAACCGACGAACCTCGTAACGCTGTGCGCGAACTGTCACGCCCTGTCCCACCGAGAAGGCAACGGCACCTCCAAGCGCAACGTCCAACTGGCGCATCTCGTCGCCAAGCATCTATCCGGCTAGATCATCTTCCCGCTGCCCGGGGCGGTGAACGAGGGCAGGTTGGACTTGCGGATGCTCTCCAGGTCCTGGTCCGAGTACCCGGCCAGCGAGCCCACCGCGTTGAAGCCCTGCTGTTGGGAGAAGGTGCCCCGGTTATAGTCCTGGGTCCGCACCCTGTTGGGATTGAAGGCGCCCTGGATTTGCCCCGCGGTCATGTACTGGCCGGGGGTGGAGAGCCCGCCGGTCCTGGGCACCACCCGGTTCTGGAGCAGCGACTGGGTAAAGTTGCTGGTGGCGAACTGCTGGCCCGGCCCGTTGGCCCCGGCCACGTCCTGGCCTCTGTTCCCCATCTGCCAGGGCATCTGCCCGCCGGGGAGGTGCTGGGTCGCCGCCCCGGGGGCGCCGAACTGGGGGTAGTTGGGCCGGGTCTGGGTCGGGGTGCTACTCATCGGCATCAGCCCCTGCCAGGCCGGGTTGGCCGTCGCCCCGCTCAGCCCCTGCTGGGCCACGCCCCACTGCTGCCCGGCCGCGCCCAGCATGTTGCCCCAAGTGCCCGGGGTGTTCAGGTTGAACGTCCCCGCCCCGTTGGCCGTCGTGACCGGGGCCTGCTGCCCGGCCGTCCCGGCGGGCGGGGGCTGGGCGGCCGTCTGGGGGTTGGGCACGGCGAACGCCTGCCCGGCCTGCCCGGCCGCGGGCTGGGCCACCCCCTGCATCGTCGGCAGGGTCTGGAGTTGGTTGAACTGCCCCCCGGGCACCCCGAACTGGGGCATCTGGCCGGTGGTCGTCGCCGGGCCGAAGGTGGTCTGCTGGACCTGGTTCGTCGGGGCCATCCCGCCCAGGCCGCCCCGGGCGTTCGCCAGCATCTGGGCCTCGATGTAGTTGCGGGGGTTGCTCATCAAGTTCGCAACATCCTTCGCCTGGTTGAAGGCTTGCTGCTCCCTGGTGAGAGTGGCCTGCCCGTCGAGGTAGCCGGACTGCTCGGTGTTGAACTGCCGGGCCTTCTCGGTGGGCTGGAAGGTCGACTGCCCGGTGGCCGGGTCGGTGGTCATCTGGCCGCCGAAGAGGTCGGCCATCTTCTGGATGTTGTCGTTGATGACCTTCTGCTGGTCGATGTCCTCCCCGACCATGTTGTGGCGCTGGACCTCGGCCTGCTGGAACTGGCTGATCGCCTGCTGCATCCAGCCCTGGGCCAGCTTGCCCATCGTGTCCTCGCGCTCCAGGGTGGGCACCCCGTCGAAGTAGCCCATCTGGTCGAGGAGCCCGAGGTTGTACTGGACGCCGGACTGGATCACGTTCGCCAGCGTGGCGAGTTGCTGGTTGTCCAGCCCGCTGGGCATCCCGTTGATCATCGGCCCCAGCGGGGTCATGTCCCCCGCCTGGTAGCCCCCGTAGCCGGTGACGATGTTCTGGGCGGCCTGGTTCTTGGGGCGGATGATCCCCATCCGCACGTAGTCCCGGAAGCGGCTGACCACCGCCGGGTTGGACTGCATGTTCTGGCGGAGGAACTCGTTGAGCCCGGTCGGCCCGGCGTCCACCCGGAAGAAGTTGCCCAAGACGTCGTCGGCCACCCGGTTCTGGCCGTAGGGGAACTCCCACTCGGGCGTCTCCTGGCCCACGACCGTGCCGGGCGCCTGCGCCCCGGGTCCGGAGACGAGGTTCCCGATCAGGCCGTAGAGGTTGCCCGTCGCGCCACCGGTCGCGGTCATGCCACCCTCCTCTTCGGGCGCTTCCCGCCCGGGGCCTTAAAGCGGAGCGGGCCGTAGTAGCCCCCGCCTCCTTCCTCTTCGTCGGGAGTGATCTTGTATTGCTCCCCCCAGAGGCTGCGCTCCCCGGTGGGGCTCACCTGGTACTGCTGGGCCATCCCGTTTCCCAGATCGACCGCCTCGATGTTCGGCTGTGACCCGGCGGCGACCGCCTTCGCGGCGGCCGCGGCCGCCGCACCGATCCCCTGCCCGGCCGGCGCGGTGAACCCCCCGGTCCCGTTCTGGGAGACGCCCGCCCCGACGAGGCCCTTCGCCTTGTCGATCAAGCCCTGGTTGACCCCCGGGACGGGCGGGATGGTGAGCCCCGCCGGGACGTTCCCCCGGGGCAGGGAGAAGTCGGGGGTGGCGACGTTGGGGTTCGCCAGCCGGATGGCCGGCATCTGGTCGCGCAGCTTCTGGAGTTCCGCCTGGTGCTCCTCCCAGGACTTCTGGACCGGGCCGGTGACCTCCTCGCCCACCCCCAGGCCGATGGTCCCGATGCCCTTGATGCCCTCCGACCCGACCAGCGGGGCCATCGCGGAGAGCACGTTGGCCGAGTTGGCCGCCCCGATGATGCCCCGGCTCTGGGCCTGGTTCGACGCGGTCTGGGCGTTGGTGCGCTGCTCCCGGGTCTGGTTGATGTCCCGGTACAGGCCCTCCCGGAGTTCGCGGTCGGCCTGCTGGATCGAGACGCCCTCGGCCACCTTGTTGTGGCGGGCCACCTCCTCCTGGGTGCGCTGGGTGACGTGGGCGTTGAGGAGGTCGGTCCACTCCTTGGCGTTCTTGACCCCCGCTTGGATCACCCCCAGCACCTGCTCCCTGGTGGCGTTGGGGTCGGCCATCACCCGCTGGGCCTCGGCCCAGATTTGGGCCTCCCGCTGCTTCATCTCGGCGTCGTGCAGCTTGGTGGCCGAGTCGATCAGGTTCCCCGCCGCCGTCGCCTCCGCGCCCGTGGCCTTGGCGATCTCCCCCCGGTTGTAGATCGCCCGCTCCTCCGGGGTGAGCACGTCGGTGATCTGGGCCGTGCCGTCCGCCCCGACCCGGTAGACCCGCCCGGTCGTGGAGGTGCCGGTGGCGCTGCCCCAGTTGGGGTTCTTCTCCACGACCAGCTTGCCGTCGTCCCCCGTGCTGACGATGAACTCGGTATCCCGAGGGGCGCTGATCGGCTCCCGCTTAGGAACGTAGCCCTCGTTGGTGATCGTCTCGATCTTCTGGGTGCGGGGGTTCCAGATGGTCAGCTTCGGGCCGGTCTGGCCGCCCAGGACGGTCGGTGCGGTGAGGACGTTCTTCTGAAGAGACTGGATGATCTGCCCGTTCCGGTCCACGAGCACCAACTGGTCGCCCGTGTCCTGCCAGGAGGCGTCCGCGAGGGGCTCCGTCCCCTCGATCTTGGTGACCGACCCGTCCGGGTGCAGAAGGAAGGTGCCCTTCCCGGGGACGTTGAAGGTGGTGCCCGGCTTGGCGTCGCGGGGGAGGGTGCCGATAACCTGCCCGTTCTCTAGGACCGACCCCGACTCGGAGTCGATCTGGTAGGTCGGCTTGTTCGTGTCCGCCTTGTCCTTCTCTTCCTTGGCGATCCGGTCGCGGGCGGCCTGTCTGGCCCTTAAGAGGTCATCGGTCAGCCCCTCGACGTTCTTCTTCGCCGCCTCCCACTGCTTCCCCTCGCCCTTCTCCTTGTCGTTCAGGCTGTCGTAGGCGGCGTAGGACGCCTTCCACGTCGAGACGTCCTTGGCAAGGTCGGGGTTCTCCTCGGACCAGCCGGGGAGTCGGTCCCAACCCGGGGTGTACTGGCCGTTCTTCGGGCGCAGACGCACCTCGGGGGGCAGGTTCTGCCGGTTCTTCTCGGAACCAAAGGCGTCGCCCTTGGGATCGAGCCCGTACTTGGCGTACTTCTCGCGGATGGCCTGGATGGCTTGCCCGCTCTGATTGAACCGCGTCTCGTAGTCTTTGGCCGCCGCCTCGGCGGCATCCAGCCTCTTCTGGCGCTCGACCACCTCGGGCGCCAGGTTCACCTCTTCCTCCGGAATCTGGTCGGCTGCGCGTGCCACCCTGGTGCCTCCTGTCCCCGCAGGACCGGCGGTCACGTAGCCCGCGCCGCCCTTCAGCGTCTGGTTCAGCAGCGTCGTCGCGTCGAAGTCCCGGCCCGCCCCGCCGTCCGGCCCGAACCCGGCGATGATCCCCTTGCCGATCCCCAGGTGGAGGTGCGGGGGCGCGTTGTTCGTGCGGGCGTTCCCGGTCGTGCCCACGAATCCGAGGGCTTGCCCGGGCTTGACCACCTGGCCCGCCTTGAGGGCGGAGGGGTCCCGGAGGTGGGCGTAGTAGTAGGTGTTCCCGTCCTCCCCGGCGATCTCGACCGAGTTGCCCCCGCCTTGGTCGTAGTAGGAGCGGGTCACCTTGCCACCCGCCATCACCTGGACCGGGGTGCCCTCCGGGGCGAAGAGGTCGGCCGCCCCCCGCGCCCCCGGGGCGTTCGACCCCCAGTGGGCGGGAATCTGCCCCTGCTTGTAGCCGGCGACGGGGAAGACGTAGGCGCTGCTCGCCCGCCCACTCCCCGGTTGCGCGCCGGCCCGGGCCTGGTTCGCCGGCTGGGTGCCCACCCCGTTACGGTTGGGATCGCCGTTGACCCGCATATCCCCGACCAGCCCGTTGACCCGCTTGGTGTAGTTCGGGCGGAGGTCCTCCCGGGGGCGCTGGGAGAGCACGGCCAGCGTCCCCATGTCCACGCCGGGGTTCGCCTTCTGGACGGCGCGGAACTCCTTGACCGCCCGCCCGGTGGCGGCGACCACGTCCTCCATCTGCTCCCGGGTCAGGCCGCTCCCCCGGCCCCGGTCGTTCTCGTGGAACGGCCCGAAGGAGTGGGGCACCCCCCGGTCGTCGTAGTCCCCCGGGTTGGTGTTCGACAGCCCGTTCTCCGCAATCGCGGTGGCGACCAGGACGTCCGCCAGGTCGGCGGCGCCCAGTTGCACCGCCGTCTGGCGGATCAGCCGCTCGACCTCTTTCGTAGACAGCGCAGCCATCACCACTCACCCATATAAAGGAGAAGCGCCCGTGAAAAACCAGCGCCCCGCGTCGTGGGGGCCGCACCGGTTCGCCCCGACGTGGGACGACCGGCACCCCCGCATCGCCCCGTTCCGGCGGTTCGTGGTCGGGTACGTCCTCGTCCCCATCGCCTGCGTCCTCGGCTTCCTGTTCATCGTCTGGCTCACCAGCCTCTTCCTCCGGTAGTGTCCAGCCGGCTGGACACTACCGGGCCTGGGCCAGTTCCAGGTCGCGCTTCTCCTTGGAGGCCCGGGCGGCCTCCAGGACGCGGTCGTACTCCGGGTTCTCCCGAGAGCGGAACCGGTGATAGAGGTCCTCGGCCTCCTCGCCGGGGCGCAGGGCGGCGGGGCGCCCGGCGTCGATCCAGTCCTCCATCTGCCGGACCGCCTGACTGATCCGGTAGTCCTCGGCCGCGGACTCCGACCCCCGGTAGCGGCGCAGGGAGCGTTGCTTGTCCTCGATGTCGTTCATGCTCGGCCCCCACGTCACGGGGGAGAGCACGCCCCAGCCGTGCTCCGGGTTGGGGATCGGGTTGTCGAAGAGGTCCCGCCGCTCCGGGAGGTTCTGGCGCTGGCCCGGGACGCGGAAGGTGAGCGCCTCCAAGCCGTCCGTCTCCCGCTGGTAGGGATCGCGGGCGCTCTCGACGGCCTGCCCCAAGCCGCCGGTCAGGTAGCTGCCGAAGCTGGTGGCGAGGTTGGCGGCCCAGCCGGGGGCCTTGGTGTCCGAGTTCTGGAGGGCGTTGTAGAGGTCCGCGAAGGAGCGGACGAACAACTGGTCCGACCCCCACCGACCGAAGTTCCCGGCGGCGTCCCCGGCGATCTGGGAGAACTCCTCGTCCGGCTTGTGGTAGAGGTTGGCCTCCCCCCAGGCGGCGGCCAGGGCGAGGGGCCACGCAATCGGCCCGGGCAGCCGGTCGTAGGCGTAGTAGCGGTCCCCGATGAGGACGGAGTGGGGACGCCAGCCCTGGGCCTGGAGGATGTCCCGGGTGCGCTGGTCGTCCGGTCCGCTGCCGGTGATGACCCCCTGGGTCGCCATGTCTGACGCCTTCAGGAAGATCGCCATCCCCAGGGCCTGGTCGGCCAGCTTCTCCCCCGCCCGCTCGACCGTGAAGCCCTTGCCCTTGGCGGCGTTGGCGAGGCCCTCGGCGCCCATCGCCACCAGGCCCGCCCCGGGGGTGCGCTCGATCCCCCGGCGGGTGATGTTGTAGCTGGTCTTCAGGATGGGCATGATCAGGTTGCCGATGGGGTGGCGGGCGACGACCGCGAGCCGGTTGCCGAAGTCCCCCGGGTCGTTCCGGAAGGTCGCCAGTTCGGCCTCGGTCTTGGCCTGCTCGGCGGCCGTCGTCCCGGTCTGGGCCTCCAGTTCCATCGCCCGTCGCCGGCCCGCGCCCCGCAGGGGGTTCCCCCCTTCTTCGGCCACTTGACGGGCCGCCTGCCGGGAGCGTTCCATCCGGTTGACGACGTGGGCGTTGGCGGCGTCCGAGGCGGAGCGGATACGCCCGACCCACTCCAGCTTGTCCCCGACGAACATCCGGACCTTGTCGCCCGCGTTCCAGGGCTGGCCCGCCGCGATCTTGCGGTCGTGCTCGTCCTGGAGCCGCCGGACGAGGCCCCGGCCCACCTCGCTCTCCCCGGGGGCGGTGGGGCCGTTCTTGACCAGGGCGGTGATCACCCCGCTCTCGTCGGCCCCCTCGGGCATGGGGACGGCCCGCTGGGCGGCGGCGGCCGCGTCCTCGGCGCTGTCCCCGGAGGCGATGCGCTCCTGGATCATCCGCGCGATGCGGTCCTCCCGCTCTCGGAGTTCCTTCGCCACCGTCCGCGGAGTCGGGCGCCCGGCGGGCAGGGCCTTCCTGCGCTCCGCGTCGAAGATGCTCCAGCCCTCCCGGGACAGGGAGTCGAGCATCGCCGCCGCCTCGGCGGCGACCGCGGAGGGGTGCCCGCCCCGGCCGGTGACCTTGCCCGTCGTCTCGGTGACGAGGTCGCGGGCCAGCTTCCAGCCCATCTCCGAGGGGCCGCTGAGGTAGTCCTGGATCATGCCGCGGGGCCGGGACAGGAGCCCCGAGTAGCGGGCCGCCTGGGCGAAGTCCATCGGCCCCACGTCGTTCGGCTGCTTCCGGTACGGCCGCGGCCCCCGGGTCGCCTCGGCCGCGGCCAACCGGTCAGCGATCTCTTGCTGCTCCGGGGTCAGCGGGGGCAACCCCTCCCGGAAGGGCAGTTCCCCGGGCGTGTCGACCGGCAACTCCGGCCGACCCGGCAGGGGCTGCAAGGGGCGCTCGGCCTGCTCCGGCGGGACGGGCTCGCCCAGCCTGGTCTGGATTTCCCCCTCCCGCTGGGCGAGGGCCTCGGTGCGCGCCCGCTCCCGGGCCGCCTGCCGGGCGGTGAACGCCTCCGCCTCCGGGGTGGACGGCGGGGCCTCCTCGGGCAGGGAGGTCTGCGCTCCCGTCCCCTCCATCGCCGCGATGTCCAGGGGCATCTGCCCCTCGGACGCCCGGGAGGCGTTGGCCCAAGCCGCGTTCGCCCCGCGCTCCGCCTCCCGCGCCTGCTGCTCCGCCTCCCGCAGGGCCTTCCTGGCGGCGGCCTTCGCCTCCCGGGCGGCCGCGATCTCGTCCGCCGTCCGCGCCCTGAGTTCCGCCCGGTCGGCCTCCGTCGCCAGCCGTTCGGCCTCCCGCACCCGCGCCCGGGCCTGCCGGGCCTCCTCCCGGAGGGCCTCCCGGCGGTCGATCTCCGCGTTCCTAGCCGCCTCCTGCTCCGGGGTCAGTTGCCGGGGCGTCCGCTCGCCCTCCGGCTTGGGGGGCATCGGGCGCCGCTCGGGCGGTCCCTCATCCGGCGCAGCCGGCGGGGCCTCCGGGGTCGCCGGGGGCGGTGGCCCGCCGGCTCCGCCCTCGCCCGGCCCGAGGCCCTCCCCCAATCCGGGGCCGAGGTCGCCCACCGCCTCGGCCTCCGGGGCCATGCCCCGCAGCTTGGCGACGGCGGCGTCGTACTCCTCTGGGGTGTGGCTGCGTCGGATGCGCTCCAGTTCGACCTGAATCTGCTGCTCCCTCCCCGGGGGGATGAGGTCCTTGACGAACTCGACGTAGGCGTTGGCGATCTCCTGGTCCTCGGCCGACTTCCCCCGGGCCGCCCGCATGGCGGCGGCGATGGCCTGCTGGGCTTCCAGCCCGGTGATCTTCCCGCTCTCGTGGCTCCGGAGTTCGCGCAGCGAGGGGCGCCGGTCCTCGAAGTCGCGGGACTCGCGGGTGGGCGCCGGTCCCTGGTACTCCGGCCCCTTCCCGGGGCGTCCGGGGCGGGCCATCCCGAGGAGGTCGCCGTCCGCCCCGTCGCCACCGACGACGCCCCGCGAGGGGAACCGCTGGCGGAACCACCGGGAGAACCGCGCCTGGAGGGAGGTGTCGTAGCCGCCGGGGAGGAAGTGGCCCATCTCGTGGGCCAGGACCCCCATCGCCTCGGACTCGGTCATCTGGCCCCGGCGCAGCGCGTCCAGGAAGCCCTGGGTCACCAGGATGTAGTGGCCCCCCTCGACGTCCCGGATCGCCCCGGCGTTGATGACCGCCTCGCCCTGGTCGAGGACGATCTCGGGCAGGGCGTCGTCCGCGAACCCGAGGAACCGGGAGAGCCGGTCGGCCGTCTCCTGGAGCCCGACCAGGCTCCCGGGCGAGGCCCCGCTGCGGTACTCGCTCCCCCGGTAGGCGCCGGTCTGCACCGCGCGGGCGCTGACCAGGTCGGCGGCGTGCTCCATCCGGCGGGCCGGACCCATCCCGGCCCCGGACACGGCGTCCACCAGGAGCCGCTGGGCGGCGTCCCAGACCTCGTTCGGGTGGGCCTGCTGGGCGATCAGCGTCCGCACCTCGTCGGCGTACAGCCCCCCGCCCATGACCCGCCGGAGGTCGCCCAGCGCCCGCCACTCCTCGGGAGTCGCGTCGACGCCTCGCAGGAAGTCCAGGAGGGCCGGCGTCTTGACCAGTTCCCCCTCCGGGGTGGCGTCGGCCGCCGCCAGCATCATCGCCCGCACCCGGTTGGCGAAGTCCGGGTGGGTGGCGAACAACTCGGGGCGCAGCTTGCCCTGCTCGGCCAGCCGCACCAGGGCCAGCGAGCCCCCGTAGCGCCCGGCCCCGAGGGCGAGCGAGCCCCCCGCCGCCCCGAGGGCGATGCGCTTGGCCCGCTCCTCGGGGGTGGCGTCCGGCCCGGCGCTCAGCCCCCCGGCGGCGCCCCCGGCCAGCGCCCCGACTCCCGCCGACCGGCGGGCGCCCAGGCCCGCCCGCCACAGGAACTCCTCCCGGTCTTCCGGGTGCAGCCCGCCCGTGGCGCGGACGTTCGCCCGCTCGGGGCCGAGGTCGAGCGGCCCCTCGGCGTCCTCCAGCCTCGGGCTGTCCAGGGCGAAGGGTCGGTTGGTGGGGTGGACCGGGCGCTCGTGGGGCAGGGGTCCCTCCGCGCCGGGCAGGATCGGCCCGACCTCTTCGATGGGCCGGGGCTGCAAGGGCGAGCCCCGCTCGGCGGCCCAGTCGCCCAGGGCCTCGTCCAGGCCCGACTTCCGGACGGTGGCCTCGTTCCCGAGGCGACCGAGGAGGTCGGAGAACTCGTCGTCGGAGAGGCCCCGCAGGTAGGGGAGGTCGATCCCCTCCAGGAGGTCGCGGTGGGCACCCACCTGTCGCTGGAGGGCCTCCCAGCGCAGACCGCCCCGGTCGGGGGGCTGCCCGCCCCGCGGGGGCAGGACGCCCTGCATCCCCCCCGGCATCCCGCCCTGCGGGGGCAACTCGTTCTCGTCGGCGGCCCGCCGGAACAGGTCGGTCAGGCGGGCGTCCTCGTCCGGGGTCAGCCCCTCCGTGAGCGACTTGTTGGAGAGCCGAGTCATCTCCGCCTCGTCGGCGGGGGAGAGGGGCGGCCCCTTCGGCCGGGGGGCGGGCGGGACGGCGCCCTGGCCGGGGGCCTCTGGTGGTGGTGACCCCTCACCCCGGCGGCGCCGCCCGAACTCGGCCTGCCACTCCGAGAGGGGCATCTGGGCGATCCGCTCGTCGGAGAGGTCGGAGACGTCGATCCCGGCCTCGGCCGCCGATTGCCGGCGCCGGGCCACCCGCGCGGCCAACTCCCCGGGGGAGAGGGGCTGGCCGGACGCCCCCCACGTCGGCGTCTGGTGTTCGGCCTCCAGCATCGCCCGCTCGAAGTCCTCGTGGGACATCGTCCCGAGTTCCTCGTCGGTGAGGTGGTTGAGGTCGTGCCCCCGCTCCCGGGCGAACTGGCGTCGGAAGGCCCCGTACTCTGGCACGTCGTCCGGTACCCCCTCCTGGGATGGTGGCCCCGGCTCGGGGGCGGCGGGCTGCCCCGCGGACGGGGGCGGCGGCTCACCCCCGTGCTGGCGTTTCCACTCCTCATAGGCTGCCTCTTCCCGGGGACGAAGCGCCTCCTCGATCTCGTCGGGGGTCATGTCCTCGGGGTTGAGCCCGCGCTCGCGGAGGTACGACCGGGAGGCTTCTCCCATGAGCGGGGGTTGCTTCGGCGGGCCGCCCCCGAACGGGCGCGTCGCCGTCCCGCCGGGTTGCTCCGGCGCCCCGCCCATCTCCCGGGAGGGAATCCCGTACTCGGGGCGGTTCCGGAACCCCTGGAAGGGGTGCCACTGCCCGTCGTCGCCGTAGATTTCGACGTGCCGGTTGGGGACGGACTGGAGCGTGCGACCGGCCTGGTCGACCGTCGCCAGGTCGTCCCGGAACCGGAGGGTGCCCACCCTCCGGGGGTTCTCCGTTCCCGCGGGGAGCGAGGCTTCTCCCCTGAGGTACGTGTCGGAGGCCGCGAGGGACGGCTCCAAGCGGGCCTCCAGTCCCGGGGGCACCCCGCCCCACTTCTCGACCAGGCCCATCAGCCGGTCGTCTACCCCGACGTAGCGGTAGCCCGGCTCCCCGGGGGTAGAGGCGGCGCTGCTGGGCAGCACCCGCCCCAGGAGTTCCCCGTCCCGGCCGGGGGCGCGGAATCCGGCGGCCTCCCCGATCCGTCCGACCGCTTCTCCCACCCGCTGCGCCCCGGGGACGACGAAGCGGCGCGCGGCGGCTCCAGCCGCGGGGAGCGTCGCCGTGCCCAGTTCCCCGATCCCAGCCCCGACGGCGGCGCCCTGGGCCGCCTCCCCGAATACCTCGCCCGGCGGGGCCCCTTCCTCAATCGCCCCCTTAGCGCCAATGGCCCCGCCGAGGACGGCCCCGGCGGCGGGGAGGGCGCGGATGAGGTTGGGGGCTTGGCTCTCGATCCCGGTCTGGAGCGAGGACGCCACCCCTCCCGGCCCGGCGAGGGCGACCGCCCCCCTCGCCGCGGCCTGCTCCTCGGGGCTGCCCCCCTCCGCCTTGACGAACTCCCCGGCGAACTCCCCCGGCACCCGGTACTGGGGCGGGACGAGGTAGCCCAACCCGCCCTCGACCTGGCGGCCCAGGTCGGTGGGCTCCGGCCCCTCGGGCCCCTGCCCGGTCAGCTTCCGGAGGGCCTCCCGCTCCTTCTCCTGGACGGCGACGGCGGCCTGCCGGGCGGACTCCGCGGTGTCCCCCGCCTCCTCCACGAGGCCCTGGCCGAACTCCGAGGCGCCTTGCCCTACCTCGGCGGCCTTCTCCCCCACCGCCCCGAGGGCTTGCCCCACCGGCCCCTGTTGGAACGCCTCCTGGGCCTGCTGGCGCTGGCGGTCGGCCGTCTCCTGGCGCTGGCGCTCCTCCTCTTGGCGCTGGGCGTCCCGGGCCTGCTGCTCCTGGGCGGCCTGCTGCTGCTGCTGGCGCAGGGCCTCCATCTGCTGGGCGAGGTACTCCTGGGCCTGCCGGGCGAGGTCGTCCTTCGCCTGCTGGGCCTGCTGGGCCGCCTGGTCGATCTGCTCCCCGGCGGCGCCGAGGGCCTCTTGTCCAGCCGACTGGACGCCCCCGATGGTGTCCGACAGGCGGCGCTTGGCCTGCTCCTCCAGATCAGCCAGCCACTCCTTGCGCGGAATGAAGGTAACCATCTCAGACTCCTAGCGCGTTCGGCCCGGTGGGTGGGGGCAGACCCGCCTCCGGCCCCGGGGAAAGAGTCGGGGCCGGAGGCGAGGCCGGCTGAGAGAGGGGAGGTGGCTGTCCTTGGGGCGGCGGGGCCTGGGGCTGGCCGACCGTGTCCGGGAGCCGGTAGGGCTCCACCTCCGTGCGGTACAGGTCCATGAACGACCGCACCCCCCAGGGGACGCGGTTCCCGTCCGGCGCCTTGGGGGCCATCCGGTCCAGGAGGACCTGGCGGAAGGTGGGATCGTCCCAATGCCGCCTGACGTACCCGCCCAAGGCGGCCTTGGTGGGCTGCACCGTGCCGGCCGGGCCGTTGGGGAACAACTCCCCCGCGAGGCGCTTGGCGTTCTCCTGGAGTTCCCCGGCGAGTTGGCTGGCGGCCCGGTCGAGGGGGTGCTCCATCGTGGAGCCCCGCCGGGGACGGGCGCCCTGGCCCAGGTGCTCGCTCTCGGCCGAGGTCTGGCGGGCGAGTTCGGCCTCCTGGGCGATCCTGGCCTGCTCGGCCTGGACGTCGGGGGGCACGGCGGGGACGGGGGCCATGTCCCCGGGGACCGGCATCGGCGGGGGCGCCCCGCCCGGGGGCGGCATGGGCAGCGGCGCCGCGAAGCTGGGGCCGGGCAGACCCGGGAGCCCGGCGGGCGCGGACGGCCCCGGCCCCGGGGGTTGCGCCGGGGCCGGGGCTAACCCCTCAACGGGGGGCGGCCCCTGGGGGATCGGGGGCTGGGGGACGTCGACCGGGGAGCCGGGCGGGGCGGTGGGCGGGGCGGGGGGCGCCGGGGCCAGTCCCGCCTGGACCGGGAGGCGGACGTGCTGGCGGGCGAGGTCGGCCAGGAGCGCCTCAAGCTGCTGCTGCTCCAGGGGCGTCAGCGGGGGCCGGGCGGCCGGGTCGGTCACCCGCTCATCTCAATGGCTGCACGAGCCCGGCGGCGGCGGACTGCCCGGGGATGCTGGGCGCCCCGGGGACCCCGCCGGGAGTCCCGGGGGCGCCTTGCGCGGGGACCTCCGTGGCCCCGGCCAACTGGACGCCCTCGGCGCCCACCCCGTTCTGGGCCATGAGGAACTTCTGCATGTCCGGAATCTGGGGGGTGCCCATCCCGCCCGGCGCGGTCCCGATCCCGCCTGGCGCCCCCCCGGCCCCGTTCATCGGCGGGGGCAGCCCGGGTGCCCCGGCGGCGGCCAGTTGCTCCGCCTGCTGGGCCTCCTGGGACTGCTGGATCAGGTCGCCCTGGCCCACCTCGGCCAGGACGTACGCCTGCTCGTACTGCTGGTACCAGTCCGACTGGCGCATCCGGTCGAGGGCGATCCCGTAGCGCACCTCGTCCGGGTTCCGGTTCTGGGCCTCGATGGCCTGGTCCATGCTCTCGAACCCGGCCTTGACCTGCTCGACGTGGTAGCGGCTCTCGATCAGGGCGGCGCTGGGGAGGGTCGGGTCCAGCTTCCAGGCGAGGCGCACGTCGGCCTTGAGGTCGTCCGGCCCCAGGCCCTTCCAGCCGCTGCGCTCGCCCGTGGCGTAGACCCAGACCTTCTCCCGGACCTTGGTCCTGACCAGGTGCCAGCAGAAGCGGGTCACCTCGTCCAGCAGCCGCTCGATGCTCTGGCCGATGGGGTCGTACCTGATCCTCGCCTCGGCCAGCACCTGGTTGATGGCGAACCCGCTGGCCTCGATCCCCCCGAGGTTGCTCTCAATGCGGGGGATCGACAGCTTGTCAATCGCCTCCGTCACCAGGGTGATCTGCTCCCGCAGCGACGGCGCGACCTGGGGGAACTGCCACGGCGTCCGCTTGGTGCCCGGCGCCCCGTAGTACATCCGACCGATCTGGTACTGCTCGGTGGTGCGGGGTCGGCCGTCGTCGCCCCGGATGGGGGCCGCCCCGTCCGGCACCTCCACGTCCACCGGGGGCAGGGTGTCCCGGGCGGCCTGCTGGGCGTGGATCGTCCACAAGTAGCTGCGGTACTCGACCAGCCACCGCTTCGTCTCGGAGACGGACCAGCCCACCTTGCGGTTGCGCCACCAGCCCATGAACAGGCCCGGCGCGAAGAAGTACGGGTGCCGCCCGTAGCCGTGCTTCCACTGCTGGACGATGCGCCCGTTGTACCCGTGCGTCGCGTGGTTCCCGCAGACGTAGTAGGTACACCAGGTGTCGTCCCAGTGCTCCAGGAACTCGACCGACCCGGAGGGGTAGTCGCTCCAGACCAGCGACCCCCCGCCGGCCTGGGTGGCCTCGATCTGGGGGTTGCGCTCGGCGTACTCGGCGGCGCAGATCATCCCCTCCTGGTCGAGGCCCAGGGCGTACTTGCGGAAGGTGGCGTTGATGGGCCGGGTGGTGACCTCCAGCACCTCCCCGATCTCGTTGCCGTAGAAGACCGGGTAGACGGTGCGGATGTCGGGGCAGACCCAGCGGAAGGGCGGCCCCGACCCCTTCTTGGCGTCCTCGGCGGCCTGGACGTACGCCTCCCCGTCGTACCCGGCCCGGCTGGTCTTGGGCTTGCGCCCCTCGGGCTTGTTGTCCGCCCGGGCGGCCGCCTCCTCCTCGGACAGGGGCGTCTCGTCGGCGGGGTCGTACTGGTCGTACCCGGAGAGGCGCAGGGCGTAGCGTTCGTCCCACAGGTCGCGGGCGAAGGTGAACTTGGTGACCCCCCCGCCGTCCGCCACCACCGCGTCGGCCAGCCGGTTGAGGGTGTCCGGCCCGGGCTCCCGGCTCCCGGCGACGCGGAGCACCTCCTCGGTCCAGTGCTCCCGGTCGGTGGCGTTGCGCTTGAGGCTCTCGACCCCCTCCCGCCCGGGGGTCACCGTCAGGTGGGGGGGCTGGTTGACCAGGGTCGCCACGACCCGCTGGCACTCGTCCGCGACGGTGGGGTCCCTGATCTCAATCGGGACGAGGCGCAACTCCGGGGGCACCGGCACCGCCCGCTGGAGGGTCCGCAGTTCCCGCAGCCGGTCGATCTGCTCATCTTGTTGTTGATACGAATCACGAGTCTCCTCGCGAAGGTCGAGGAGATACTTCTCATCGGGCGGCTCTTTGGAGACGGTCGCCATGATAGAGTCGCCCCCTACAGAGGTGACCCCCGCGCGGTTGGCGCCGCCGGGGGCTCGGCACCAGGAGTGGAGGCTCCGTGATGCAAGCGCACTATACCTTCGTCCCCGGACCCTTCCGGGAGTACGGGATGTACCTCGCCAACGTCGCCCTGTTCTGGGCGCGTGTGGTCCCCGTCTCGGATGACCCGGACGGGTGCTGGGAGTGGACGGGAGGACGGGACGCCAAGACCGGCTACGGGAAATTCCGACTCCTCTACAGCGGACGACAGCCACACCTCTGGGCGCACCGGGTAGCGTACCTGCTCTCCCGAGGCGTCCTCCCCGAGGGGAGACGGGTCCTGCACCGCTGCGACAACCCCCCGTGCTGCCGCCCCGACCACCTCTTCGTCGGCACCCAGCGGGATAACCTGCGAGACATGCTCGCCAAGGGGCGGGGACGCTGGGGACCGAACCGTCCGTCGCTGCAACGCCCGCCTCCACGCCCGTGACCAGCGGTTGCGGCGCTCCCGGTGGGCGCGTAAGAGGGAGCCCGCCTCCGACCAGGGGATGCTCACGGCTTCTCGGGGTGAGTCTCGTCCAGCCGGCTGGACGTGTCAAGCTGGCGAGACAACCGCTTGACGACCGCCTCGCTGACCCCGGTGCCGGCGACGCCGTGCTCCTGGTTGAAGCGGTGGTCGGAGCCCGGGGGGCCGTCGCCGTAGGTGTGGGCGTGCCAGCGCAGGCGCCAGCAGGCCCGCCCCTGGTGGACGGCGGCGTAGGCGAGGAGGAACTCGTGCCACTCCGGCCGGCTCGGGGCGGCGTACCGCCTCCGGAACTCATCCATCCAGGCCTCGTTGAGGAGCACGTCCTGCCACCTTACCCCGCCCTCACCGCAGCTTCCCGTAGGGGTCCTCCGCGTGGCCGAGGTTGGCCCGGCGCACGGCCGCCGCGAACCTGGCCCACATCGCCCGCTCGGAGCGGTCGCTCCGGTGGGGCAGGAACCGCCCGCCCTGGCCGGCGGCCTTGAGCAGTTCGGGCACGGTCGTCTTGGGCAGGGCGGCCCGCACGACGTCCTGGTAGGCCCCCTGCGACACGCGGTAGGGCTGGCCGCCCTCCTGGTGGGCGTAGCCGGGGTGGTCGATGGCCTGGGCCGGGGCGCCGAGGCCCATCAGGACGTAGCGCAGTTCGTCGGCGCAGTGGTCCTCGGCGGCGCTGTCGGCGTCCTCGGGGTCCCGCCGGTCGCGGGGCAGGGCGGGGACGGTGCGGATGGCGTGGGTGCAGGTGTCCATGTAGACGACGGCGGGGTAGCCGTCCGCCTGGGGGGCGAGGTAGTCCCGGACGCGCTGCCAGCCGGAGAGCCGGTCGTGGTCGGCCGGTCGAGGCACCACCCCCACCTCGGACAGGACGAACTGATACACGTCGGCCACCGACAGTCCATTGGGGTTCTTGCTCCAGATGGCCGGGTCGCAGAACATGGCGTACGTCGGCCGGCGCCCGCCGCCCCGGCGCTCGGAGCGTCGCACGTCCTCGGCCACGGCCTCCTTGATGAGCCGGGCCTGCTCCTCGTCCCTGATCCCGGCCCCGTACAACTCCTTGTAGACGAACCAGCGCGTCTCGCGCTCGGTCTTCCAGAGGTCCTCGTCGCGGGCGTAGAAGTGGCAACTCCAGGGGGCGCCGTAGCCGAAGTCGACCCCGATGGCCCGCTCGCGCCAGCCGACGGGGACGTCGAAGGCGGGCACGGTGTGGAGGGCCTCGCGCCACTCGGTGAAGAAGAAGTTGCCCCCGATGTTCCAGTCGCCCTCCATGAGGGCCTTGCGGACGCTCTCGTCCCGGATGCCCAGCAACTGCTTCTTGTAACTCTCCGGCAGCGAGGGGTTGTCCTTCAAGGCGGCCTTATGGAAGACCCGGCGGAGGCCCCCCGCGTCCTCGGGGGCGGTCCAGACCCTGCCGGGCGGGCGGGCGTCCACGAACTGGTCCTTGAAGTAGAGGTGGCCGGCGCCGCCCGGGTTGGTGGTGTAGAGGATCACGGGACGCCAGCCGGGCCGGGTGCTCCGCACGCGCGCCCGGAGGAACTCGACCCAATCGCCGGGGAAGGAGGTGGCCTCGTCGATGATGAGGCCCTCCCACTCGGCGGACAGGTAGTGGCGGAGGTCCTTCTCGTCGTCGGCGTAGCGGAACAAGCACAGCGAGCCGTTCGGGGCTCTGAGTTCGCGCTTGCCCTCGTGGTAGGTGAAGGCGGTGCCGGCCGTCTCGCGGAGGATGGGCCGGATGTGGCTGTCCTCCAACTCGGGGTAGGTCCGCCGGAAGAGGGCCACCTCGGCGCCCGGCCACACCGTCATCAGCGTCACCGCCAGCGCCCGGGCCAGGAGGGACTTCCCGCCCCCGGCCTGGCCGCCGTAGAGCATCTCCTCGACGGGGTCGCGCACGCGCACGCGCGAGTCACCCGGCACGCCGAAGCCGAGGAGGTGCATGGCCTCCTCCTGGCGGGGCCAGAGGG